ATAACCTATAATCCGCCCTATGGGTCTATTGCAAACTTTTGGTTTATCTAAAAAAGATGTTACCGCCCAGCTAGCCCCTGCCGTTATGTCACAAGGTTACGGCGCTGGCGTTTATAGCTACGGCGGCCTTTATGCAACTGGCAACGGTGCCCCGTTTATGGATCGTTTTACAGCTTTGCAAGTGCCAGCTGTATCTCGTTGCCGTAACTTAATTGCAGGCGTTATATCAAGTATTGATTTAGAGCTATACAAAAAATCTACAGGCGCAAAAATGGAAAGCCCACTATGGCTTGACCAACCCGATATGCGCCAGCCACGTAGCGTAACTATTGCTTATACCGTTGACTCATTACTATTTTACGGCGTTGCATATTGGCGCGTTACATCTTTATACGCCGATGACGGGCGCCCTAGCGGTTTTGAGTGGGTAGCTAATACTCGCGTAACTGTTACAACTAACAAGTATGGCGATGAGGTCGAGTATTATTCTGTTAATGGTGAGCGTTGCCCTATGGCGGGTATTGGATCACTTGTTACTTTTCAATCTTTGTTACCTGGCGTATTAGAGACAGGCGCTCGCACAATACAGAGCGCAATAGACGTACAAAAGGCCGCCGCTGTTGCAGCTGCTACACCAATGCCTACAGGATTTATTAAAAATAGCGGTGCAGATTTACCTGAGGCACAGATTAGCGGTTTATTAGCCGCGTGGAAAGCTGCACGTGCATCACGCAGTACAGCATATTTAACTAGCACTTTAGATTACCAACAGGTTGGTTTTAGCCCCAAAGAAATGACCTACAACGAAAGCAGCCAGTACTTAGCTACGGAAGTAGCAAGGCTAATGAACGTACCTGCGTATTACATAAGTGCAGATATGAATAACAGTATGACCTACCAAAACATTATTGACGGGCGCAAAGAGTTTGTAGCATATTCATTACAGCCGTTTATTAGCGCTATTGAAAACCGTCTATCTATGGATGATATTACGGCGCACGGTAACGTAGTGCGCTTTGCACTAGATGAAACTTTTTTACGTGCCGATACTGCAGCGCGTTTAGATGCAATAGAAAAAATGCTTAATCTAGGTTTAATAGATTTAGAGCAAGCGCAAAGTATGGAACAACTAAGCCCTAGTGGCCTTAATGAAGGGAACGAAATCCGTGATCTTAACGTTTAGTGGCAATATCGAGGCAGTAGATAGCGGCGAGCGCCGTATGATTTCAGGCAAAATTGCACCTTATGGCGAGGTAGGTTACACAAGCGCGGGCAAAGTAGTTTTTGCTGAGGGTTCAATTAGCGCAGCTGAGCCAAGTAAAGTAAAACTCTTAATGGCACACGATAACTCAGCCGTGGTGGGGCGTATGCAAAGTATGACCTCAGCTAAAGACGGCCTATATGCAAGTTTTAAGGTAAGTGCATCCTCACGTGGATCAGATGCGATTTTGCTAGCCCAGGAGCAACTTATGGACGGCTTATCCGTTGGTGTGGAAGTTACCGCATCAAAGCCCCAAAAGGATTACCTCCTGGTCACCGCTGCCACCTTACGCGAGGTGTCACTCGTAGAGAGCGCTGCCTTTGCAAGCGCTGCGGTGCAAAAAATTGCCGCAGCTGCAGAAAATATGCCAGTAGCCCCAGTAGAGGCTGCAAGTACTAAAGTTACAACAACGCACATAGTAACAACCGAGACAGAAACCGAAACCGAAAACCAACCCGAAAGCGAGGCCGCTGTGACTACAGCCCCCGAAGAAAACGCACCTGAGGCAGTAGATGCCACAGAGCAGGCTGCACCTACAGTAGAGGCAGCTCGTAAAATCATCCTACCAAGCGCACTTAACTCACAGCGTGTACGTACACCTATTGTAAATATGGGTTCATACACAGAGCATAAAATTAAAGCAGCATTAGGTAATGAAGAATCAAAGCTATATGTAACAGCTGCGGATGATTCATTTACAACTAACCCAGCATTTAACCCAACTCAGTACCTATCAGAGTTCCCAACTAACACACGTTTTGGCACACCTGCTATAGATGCTTGCTCACGCGGAGTATTGCCAGCCTCAGGTATGACTATTAACGTGCCATCACTTGTCACTTCTGCAGGTGGCGGTAACGGTGTAGCACCTGAAGTTACTGTAGAGGCCGAAGGCGGAGCAGTACAAAACACAGGTATGGAAACTTCTTACCTCACAGGTACAGTTGCTAAGTACTCAGGAATGAACACAATTAGCGTGGAGTTGCTAGAGCGCTCTGACCCTAACTTCTATGCAGAGCTAACTAACCAACTGCAAAATGCTTATTTAAAGCGTTTAGATCAGACTGTATTGGCTGCTCTTATCCAAGCTGGTCAGCAAGGTGCAACACAGGCAGCAACAAGCGCAGGCATTATTGCTTACGCCGCAGATGCAGCCTCTAAGGTTTACCAAGCCACTGGCTATTTTGCTACTAATTATGTAGCTAATCCTTCACAATGGCAGCTACTTATTGGCTCTACCGATTCAACTGGACGCCCTATCTATTCAGCCAGCCAACCAATGAACGCAGGCGGTCTAGTACAGCCTGGTTCAATTCGTGGCAACGTACTTGGACTTGATTTATACGTTGACAAAAACTTCACAGCTACTACAACGATTGACGATTCAGCACTAATCCTTGCACCTGAGGCTTTTACTGTTTACCAGTCACCACAGGCTTATATGTCAGTTAATGTTGTATCTAACCTACAGGTGCAGGTTGCTATCTATGGTTATATGGCAACTATCGCCAAGATGCCTAACGGTATCGTCCGATTTAACCTAACCTAAGAAAACCCACTAATAGTTTGGTAGGCCTCTTAGCCCTTTGAGGCTTACCAAACCTAAGTAAGATAGGAGTACACAAGTGCCAGCTACATACGTGACGGCCGCTACGCTTAAAGCTAGTTTGGGCGTTGGCACTTTGTACGATTCTTATACCTGGATAGAGGACACCTGCCAAGCTGCACAAGATCTAATAAACGGCTTTTTATGGTTTGACAGCGCGCCCGTAGTCGGTACTGCGTTGGTGTCTAATGTCGCTACCGTTATGGTTGCCAACCCTGGCATTTTTACTACGGGCCAATCAGTAACTATTGCCGGGGCTGGTTCAACCTTTAACGGTACTTACACAATCACAGGCACTATTCCCTTTAGCACAGGTACAGCTAATATCTTGCCTGCCTTTAATATGCAGCTTAATTATTGGCAATTCCCACAGGGCTATAGCTTTATCCAATATGCAAAAACTGCAGCTGACCAAAACTTTAGGCGCATCCTGCCTTATGGCACTATGACAGGTGACGATACAAAAACCGCTACCTACGCCAATACCCCAGCTATTAACGCTGCAGCTTTAATGCTGGCAGAAAATATCTGGACTTCACGGTTCAGTACACAAAACGGCGGCACTAGCTTAGACGGCTACAGCCCTAGCCCCTTTAAGATGTCTAACACGCTTATGGCATCCGTGCGCGGCCTCTTAGCCCCGTATCTTTCACCTGCGGGTATGGTCGGCTAATGCCTGCAGCTATAACTACTTTACGCAGCACAATAGCTGCAGCCCTGGCTAACCCAGGTGTATGGACGGTATTTAACTACCCGCCTAGCACTATGCAATCTAGCGCTGTGGTGGTGGCCCCTGCGGATCCATATATCACGCCAAGCAATAACTCTCAAGCAACTATCTCGCCTATGGCTAATTTTAAAATTATTATGACCGTGCCTATGTTTGATAATGCCTCAAACCTTATTGGCATAGAGGACACAATAGTAGCTGTGTTTACTAAACTAGCTAATAGCGCAATCGTATTTAATGTTACTGGCGTGAGCGCGCCTAGCGTACTAAGCGTTGCCGCAGGTGACTATCTAACGGCAGATTTACAAATATCAATACTAACGAGCTGGAGCTAACTAATGGCACTTACAGATGAAGAAAAAGCATTTTTAATCAAAATTGGCCAAGAGTTGCCAGTAGAGGTTAAAGAGACAAAGACAAAAGACACACCTACCGAGACAACAGGAGAATAGCCCAATGGCGATTTATCTATCCAATACCGTAGTGGCTACTCTTAACTCAGTAGTCCTATCAGATCACGTAACAAGCGCAACTATTAACCGCGCTTTTGACGAGCTAGAGGTAACAGCTATGGGCGATACAGCGCATAAGTTTGTTAAGGGCCTAGAGGCCAGCACTATTACTCTAGACTTTTTAAGCGATACAGCTGCAGCAAACGTAAACGCAACTTTGCAAGCTGCCTGGGGTACAACAGTACCGCTAACACTTAAGCAAACAAGCGCCGTCGTATCAGCAACTAACCCGCTATACAGCACTACTGTGTTGGTTAATAACACCACAGATATTAACGGCGCTGTGGCAGATATTGCTACTCAGAGCATTACCTTTACCTGTAACTCACCAATCGTAATTACAACTTCCTGAGAATAAACAAAAGGGGCTAACACAATGGCAAAACTTAAAATAACAAGGGCAGACGGCAGCGTATCGGATCATCAGATTACGCCACGTATTGAGTACGCCTTTGAGTTATACGCTAAAAAAGGCTTTCACAAAGCTTTTAGAGATGATGAAAAGCAAAGCGATGTGTACTGGCTAGCCTGGGAGTGTTTACGCACAAGCGGGCAAACCGTACCGATGTTTGGGGCAGAGTTTTTAGACACCTTAGCTAAGGTTGAGGTACTAGATGATGACCCTTTGGGGTAGTGGGGCGCGGTAGCTTTGGTTACCTCATAGCGCAGCTAGCCGTGGAAACGGGTATTGCGCCTCAGTACTTACTAGACCTGGATACGTATATGTTTAAGAATATGTTAAAAGTTTTAAGCGATAAAGCTAAGGAGCAGCAAAATGCCAGTAGAGGTAAGAGGCGCCCTTGAGCTACGCAAAGCTATTAAAAAGTTTAGCCCCGATTTAGCTAAAGAGACTCGCAAAGAGTTAGCAAACCTTTTAGCCCCTATAGTTAAAACTGCTCGTGGCTTTGTTCCAAGTACCGCGCCTTTATCGGGCTGGGCTAAAGCGCCTACAACTACTGGCAGATTCCCAATATGGAGCAGTAGTGCAGCTAAAGGCGGCATAGGCTATAAAACTTCACCTTCCAAACCCAACAGGGAAGGTTTTAGGGCTGTAGCTCGTATTGTGAACGCTAGCGCTGCAGGTGCAATCTATGAGACAGCAGGCCGCGTTAATCCTGGGGGCCGAGATCAGGCGGGATTAAAACCTGTTGTATATCCTGGCCACGCAGATTTTGGCAAAATGGTGCGCTCAGGTAGCAAAAATGAAGGGCGTAGCGCAAACCCGTTTGCAGGTAAGCAGTTTGTAGATGCGATTAACGCTGGCGGTCAAATAGTAGATGCCAATAACCAAACTGGCGCAGGGCGCCGTAGTCGCAAAATGCGAGGCCGTGCAATCTTTAGAGCCTGGGCCAATGACGGCGGCAAAACTAACGCAGCTGTAATTAAAGCTATAGAAAACTCTAAACTTAAGTTTTACAATTCTATGGGGGTTAAATAATGGCCGTTGACCCGTCCGTAGTAATAAATATAGCCGCCGAGTTCACAGGCAAAAAAGGCTTTAAGCAAGCTGAGACGGCTACCGACAAGCTCAGTAAATCGGTTAAAAGTTTAGCTAAGACCTTTGGCCTTGCTTTTGGTACGGCTGCCGTTATTGGCTATGCCAAAGCCTCAGTAAAAGCTGCAGCTGCAGACCAAAAAGCCCAGCAACAGTTAGCCCTGGCATTAAAAAACGTAGGCTTAGAGCGCGATGCTGCCTCAGCTGAAAGATTTATACAACAGTTACAAAGTGAGTTTGGCGTTATAGATGATTTATTAAGGCCTGCTTATCAAAAACTAGCGGTAGCAACTAAAAATACAGCCGAGACCCAGCGCTTATTAAGTATTGGCTTAGATATAAGTGCATCAACTGGCCGCGATTTAGAGAGCGTGACAGGCGCATTAAGTAAGGCATACCTGGGTAATAACACATCTTTAGGTAAATTAGGCGTAGGCATATCTAAAGCAGACCTTAAAACTAAATCTTTTAAGGAGATTACAGACGATTTAGCCGTAACCTTTAAGGGTTCAGCCAAAGCAGCCTCAGAGACTTATGCAGGATCTATAGCCAAACTAGGCGTAGCTGCAGCTAACGTGCAGGAGATTATCGGCACAGGGCTTATAGATGCCTTAAAAAATCTAGGTGACGATACAACCGTGGCAGACCTTGCTACTAATATGGAAAACCTAGCAACTTATACCGCTGACGTTATACGCGGGTTTGGTCTTATGGCCGCAGCCTTAAAAAAGATACCTGGGCTATCAGGATTAACAGGGGCTAGCGTAGTTCAAGCTATACCAATTTTAGGCAGTTATATAACTTTGCTTAATCAAGCTGGAGCACAAGCTAGACGAGCGGCAGAGGTTGGCGCTCAAAAAAACCCAATTCAATCAGGCTCATATTTAAGTACTCAAAAGAAAATAACAGCCCTTACTAAAGAGCAGCAAAAGGCCCAGGCTAAAATCCTTGCAGATAAAAAGTCACAGGCAATTCTAGATAAGGCTAACCTGGCTTTAGCTAAGGGTAACGATGTCTTTAATATGGATGCTATCCAGCTAAACGCTGCGCTTATAGGCCAGGCTGAGGCGTTAGGTAAGGCCACTAGTGGCGCACAGATATTAGCTATAGCCAACGATGTACAGCGCTTAAAGGTTAAGCAAAGTATTGCTGACCTAGAAGATGCCATAGCCTCAAAGGATGATGCAGCCATAGTAAAGGCCACGGCCAAGCTAAACGAGGACTTAAAGATATTAGGCGCCTTACAGCGCCAAGATGCCAAACTGCTAGATATAAACAGAGTTTTGGCAAGTATGAAGTCAACCGATTTAATTAACCTGGCTAACCTACAAGCTGCGCTAGACCTACTAGCTAAGTTTAAGTTCCCTGTGTTTACTATGCCAGGGGCAGGCGGTGGCGGTGGCGGTGGCGGACTTTTTAAGGATCAACCAAAGCTAGAAAAGTTAACAGGCAAAGAGTCTATAGACGCAGTTTTAGAGTATTCAGATGCAGTAACCGCTTTAGCTACGGCTATGGCAGATACTTTAGATGAACAGAATTACCAAGATTATTTATCTCTAATTGAGTTCCAAAACAAGCTAGGAGACTTTGGCGGCTATAGCACCAATATGAACAGGGGCGCAGGGTACGGCGCTGGCAAGGTAACCGTAGAGATTATAGATAAGACGAGCGGGCTTATTGAGGTGGTACAAACAGCCGTACAAGAAAACAATAGGTTTGGCAATAACCTCAATTTTGCTGGGGCGCTATGACCCTGCCAATTATTAACGCTGTTATTAACTTTTCTACTGGCCCTAGCTTTGCTCAGGCTATGATATTAGATCAAGGCATACTAGGCACCAATATCCTGGCAGATGCCGCTAGCGTAATTGTGGACGTATCTGACGTAGTAGATAGTATTCAGACCAAACGCGGACGTAACCCACAGGCTGACCAATTTCAAACTGGCACTCTTACTATGCGTATCGTTGACCAAAACGGAGACTTCAACCCACAAAACCCAAGTAGTCCGTACTACAACCTTTTAACGCCAATGCGTAAAGTACAGATTACGGCTACATACGGCGCGACTACTTACCCTATCTTTGCTGGCTTTATTACTACCTATACAACTAGCACACCTAAAAATGCCCTTGATGTAGTTTATACAACTATTACAGCTGTAGATGCCTTTAGGCTGGCACAAAATGCACAGATTAGCACAGTAGCGGGCACCTCAGCGGGTCAGCTAAGCGGTACAAGAATTAACGCTTTGTTAGATGCTATTGATTGGCCAGCCTCTATGCGTGACGTAGATGCAGGCTTAACCACTATGCAGGCAGACCCAGGCACAGCCCGCACAAGCCTTGCAGCTATGCAAACGGTGGAAACTAGCGAGTACGGGGCCTTGTATGTAGATGCCGCTGGCTCGTTTGTCTTTCAAGATCGTAGCGTTACGGCTGGCAGTACAGGTGCTACGCCTACAGTATTTAACGATAACGGCACAGATATTAGTTACTTTGATGCGGTGTGGCGCCTTGACGATACCCTAGTTTACAACTCAGCCAGCATCACCCGCACAGGTGGAACAGCTCAAACGGCCATAAACCAGCCCAGCATAGATAAGTATTTTATCCATAGCTACAACCAGCAAAACCTGTTAATGCAAACCGATGCCGTGGCCCTGGATTACGCGCAGGCATACGTTGCATCTAGGGCTGAGACTAGTATCCGCTGCGATGCTATACAGCTAGACCTTTATACCGATAACTACAACTTAGGCATTATTGCAGCGCTAGAGCTTGACTACTTTGATCCTGTAACTATTACAACTAACCAGCCTGGCGGATCAACGCTAACTAAGACTTTACAGGTGTTTGGCGTAGCTCAGAGCATTACGCCTAACAGCTGGAAAACAACACTCACCACTTTAGAGCCGATTATTGACGGCTTTATATTAGACTCAACCATATACGGCTTGCTTGACAGCGGCGTATTAAGTTATTAAGGAGCTAGGACTATGGCAGCTGGATTAGGTTTTAAGACCTTTACTACTGGCGAGGTACTTACGGCAGCTG